ATTTCCTTTCTTAACATCCCTGATGTGGAGCTAGGTGGGCGGATTGGAGAGCACCAAAAGAAAAAAGGAAAAGAGGCGTGCAAGATGTGCAAAGATGTGCAAAGATGTGCAGAGGATGCGCACATTCCTTAGTGTCATAGATGAGTCATGTATATCTTGACAAAATTAGGCGGTTTGTGTTATAATAGAATTGGAGAAGAGTATCTATGAGACGAGACCGGTGGAGTAGGTTAGAAGCCTACGACTTTAGTCGTGGGAGGTTCACTATTGATTTTTGGGTCCTTCTGATAGAATAAGGGGTAGCGAAGCTGGCGAGCCCCGATTTTCACCTGGGTGTCAAGCTTTTTTGGCTCCACTTCCTTCCACTGACGCATTAAATACGTGCGTTGGTGTTTTTTATTACATAAAGGTGTGATTTGCATGGTTAAATCAGATGTTTCCGGTGTAATAGTAAACACAGACTATCTGGCCAAGATGTTTGGCGTCACAAGTAGATACGTTAACCAGCTGGCTAAGGAGGGTGTGCTCGAAAGGCGTGCTCCCGGTCGCTGGCCGCTTGAGACAAACGTAATCAAATACATCGAATTCCTGAGGTCGGGTAAGAGCGATCCGGAAGGTCAGGAGTCCAAGTCGATTTACTGGGAGGAACGGGCAAAGCATGAAGCGGCCAAGCGTGAGATGGCCGAATTAAAACTCGCCAAACTCAAGAACCAGATGCACGATGCTGCAGACGTCGAGATGGTCATGACCAACATGCTGACGGTGTTCAGGAACCGTATCTTAGGCATTCCTCAGAAGCTGGCGCCTAAGCTCATTAGCATGAATAACCTAGCCGAGATAAGCAGCATCATAGAAACCGAGCTCATGGAGGCCTTATCGGAACTCAAGGATTATGATCCTACGCTTTTCATGGTCGAGGACGGTGGGGATGAGCAAGATGACGACTCTGACGAAAACGGCGAAGCTGTTCAGCAGGATAGTTAAAAGCGTTGCCCCTCCGCCTAAGATCACAGTAAGCCAATGGGCAGACCAATACAGAAGGCTTGCGCCTGAATCCTCGGCAGAACCAGGCCAATGGAGAACGGACAGGGCGCCATATCAGCGTGAAATTATGGATGCCGTTGTAAATCCGAATATCGAAAAGGTCGTGGCCATGACGTCAAGCCAAGTCGGGAAGTCCGAAGTCCTGTTAAACATCATGGGCTACTACATAGACGTTGATCCCGGGCCTATTTTATTGGTTCAGCCTACGCTTGAAACTGCCCAGGATTTCTCAAAGAGGCGTATATCTACTATGCTTTCGGTGACAGAAAGGCTGAAGGAAAAGGTCTCAGACTCCAAGACGCGCGACATTAATAACACGATTCTTATGAAAGTCTTTCCAGGTGGTTTTTTAGCTATAGGTGGCGCCAACAGCCCTGCAGGATTAGCAAGCAGGCCGATTAGGATATTGCTTTGCGATGAAGTTGATAGATACCCTACAAGCGCAGGAAGTGAAGGCGATCCGATAGCCTTAGCAGAGCGCAGGACTATGACATTTTGGAACAGGAAGCACGTTTATACCTCAACGCCTACGATTAAAGGGGCGTCTAGGATAGAGCTCGAATATGAGCTTGGGACTCAAGAAAAATGGTGCGTTCAATGCCCTAGTTGTGGCAATTATCATTTCATCATAATGAGAGACATAGTGTTTAAATATGACAAAAAGGAAAACCGCAACAAGACAATTTACGTGATAAATGACGTTAAATGGCGTTGCCCAACATGCACCAAAGAATTCGATGAGTTCACAATGAAGAAACAGCCAGCAAAGTGGATTGCTGACAATCCTGATGCAATCAAGCGTAAAATAAGAAGCTTTAAACTCAATGCTTTTGTATCGCCCTGGTCATCGTGGGAAAAGATAGTACAGGAGTTTCTCGAGGTTAAGGATGACCCCGAGCTTTATAAGGTCTTTGTCAATACTGTTTTAGGCGAGACATGGGAAGAGCGCGGAGAGATAGAAGACGAAACTGTTTTGCTTGATAGACGGGAACATTACGATGCCGAAGTGCCGAATGGCGTCTTAGTTCTTACACTTGCTGTCGATACACAAGATGACAGGCTTGAATATGAAGTTCTGGGCTGGGGTAAAGACGAGGAGTCATGGGGCATAGAAAAAGGGATTATTTGGGGAAAACCGGACGATCAAGGCACATGGATGAGAATAGACGACTTACTCAGAAAAGAATGGACCAGATCTGACGGGACAGGCATGATGATATCGTGTGCGACCATCGATTCTGGCGGACATTTTACTGAAGAAGTCTATAAATACTGCCTTCAACGAATATTGAGTTCTGTATTCCCGATACGAGGTATGGGTGGATCTGGGATGCCGGTTATTTACAAGATATCTAGAAATAATAAATACAGGTTGCCTTTAGTGCTTATAGGCGTTGATTCGGCAAAAACGATGATTATGCAGAGGTTAAAAATAGAAAGACCAGGGCCAAAATATTGCCATTTCCCATTAGATGAAGATCGTGGCTACGATTTTAATTATTTTGCTGGTCTTATCTCTGAAAAAAAGGTCATCAAGAAACAAAAGGGCAAAACAGTGGTTGTTTGGGAAAACATAGCTAAAGACAAGAGAAATGAACCACTTGACTTGAGAGTATATAACCTAGCAGCACTTAAATTATTAAATCCAGACTTTCACGCAATAGAAAGACGCATAAAAGGCAATGTTGGGAACACGAGCGTCACACCACAAAGCTACGATCAGCCTAAAAAAAGGCGATATGGAGTGGTGAAACGAGGTTTGGAGGTATGACGATATGACCGCATTAGAGAAGTTAAGAGCAAGGTTAGAGCTTTATTACGAAGCCGAAGCTGCAGTATTGGCAGGGCAATCTTATAGGATAGGCACGCGAACTTTACAGCGAGCAGATCTAGCACAAATAAGACAGGCAATTAAAGAGCTTGAAGCTCAAATAGAAATGATTGAACGCAGCGCTGGAAGAAGCGCTAAAAGAATAGTGTTGAGGGATATATGATGGGTATAGTAGATAAGTTGTTCTCAATTTTAAGTCCGGTGCATGCAGCCAAGCGCGAAATAGCAAGACAGACCCTTTCGACAATAAAGAACGCAGGATACTCTAGCTCAGGTGCATCAACGTATAAGCGCTCGATGAAAGGGTGGCAAGCGTGGTCAAGCAGCCCGCAGGCTGACATAGATATGAATCTTGATACATTGCGACAACGCTCTAGAGATCTTTTTATGAGTAGCGGATTGGCAAGATCAGCTATAAATACATCGAGGACTAATGTAATAGGGGCAGGGCTGAAGCTGAAAGCACGAATTGACTATGAAGTGCTTGGTATATCAATCGATGGAGCAGATGAATGGGAGAAGAAAACAGAGCGAGAGTTTGCGTTATGGGCTGATAATCTATTCTGCGATGCCACGCGCATGAATAATTTCTATGAAATTCAATCACTTGTATTTATGTCTTCATTGCTAAATGGAGATGGTTGGGCGTTACTAAAATTTGAAAACTCAACGCCATATTCCCCATATTCCTTACGCATTCATGCCATTGAAGCCGATAGGATCAGCACACCGATGATTAACACAAATGCTGTGTCATGTACATACGGTCCTATTGGTTATAATTCGGAAACTGGCAATAGGATTATTAACGGCGTAGAGATAGATAAAGCTGGAAAAGTTGTTGCGTATTGGATTTCAAATGCTTATTTAAATGACCCTGCAAACCCTATGGCTACGTGGGAGTGGACTCGCATCGAGGCTTTTGGGAAAAGGACAGGCATTCCCAATATTCTTCAAGTAATGGTACCGGAGCGATGTGAGCAATATCGGGGAGTGCCTTTCCTTTCTCCCATAATAGAGGAATTGAAGCAAATAAAACGATATACGGAAGCTGAACTTATGGCCGCAATCGTGATGGGCTTTTTCACGATCTTTATCAAAGAAGGAGGTGGGGCCGTAGGAGATTTTCCACTTGCCGAGGCCGTTGGGGCAAAGGAAAAGATCAGCATTGACCCTGCAGATTTTGAACTTGGGGCAGGGACGATCAACACTTTGCCCCCCGGCTATGATATCGCTGCTGCAGATCCTAAAAGGCCATCTTCTAATTTCGAATCCTTTACAACGGCGCTTGCCAAGCATGTTGGTGCTGCGCTTGAAATACCATATGAG